AGAGAATTCATGAACAATATTAACTCGTGGGTCACGTAAATTTTGTGTCATATAATCATAGAAAGCGAAATCGACAGTCTCCATCATTTCTTTATCGAAATGAGATTCGAATGCTGTGTAATCTGATTCTCCTACTTCACCAACTTTGCTTAACCAGTCGAAAATAAAAGCTGGACGTTCAGACATTGGTACATGCTTAATAAAATTTTTGTTTTCATATTGATGTTTTTCAATTGCTTTAATTATTGGGCCAATCAATATTTTGACTTCATCGGATCTTGAAAAGATTCCTCTTCCTTCCTTAGTGAGTTCTGGATAAAACTCTTCTTTCATGAAACATTTGGAAATCAGATACTTTCTTTTCATTAAGCCATTTATTTTAGCATCTAGTTCTCTGAACTTGTTCTTTTCCTTTTCAGTGTAAGTAGTTGAATCCAACCATGTTTCCAGACTTAAATCAATATCTGGAGGTAATGGGTTGAAATTCAACTTTAAAAAGAACGGTATAAATGCAAAGAGCAAATTCTGCACTACCCTTAGAGTCATTGGTCTCACAGAGCCAAGCCTCTTGACTAAAGAACGAGCCATAGTCATGTAATCATCATCACGATAAGGATAGGAGAATTCAGAACTCACAATTGCATTTACACGAGCTACTCTTTTTAGCCGTATCAATGATTGCAACTTTTTAACTAGCATTTCCTTATGGTCAGGTAAAACTGGTAGCTCAGGAAAAGCTGTTGCATCATTGGGCGATAGACCTACACTAATTAGTTTTGTCCGTCCCCTTGGATGAAATCCAAGTGGTCAAACTGTGTTTGCTTATTTGACAAGCAAAAATATTCAGCTACTATCATTGTTTTTGATAAAATATAATTTAAATCATATTTGTCTGAATTAACATTTTGTACTATTTTATTCTGTACACGAATTTTGTCTATGATTTGAGTAATGGTTAAATGAGGATCCATAAGTGCTGGACCTACCATTTCTAAAAATCTCTCATAATTAATATTATAAAGATCTATTTTATCAAAGTTTACAAAATAACTATTGTCAGATCTTACGATATCAACTGTTGCTTCAAATAAAATGTTGTGTTTCAATTTGTAGTTATCATACGCTGAATAACGATGGTCTTCAGTCTTTCTATATGAGAGTTGTTTAAATTGTATATAACCTCGTGTTTCATTTGAGTATGAATCATAATTTTTAATAAATTTTTGTAAACCGATTAGAGCAAAATATATAATAAAAATGAATTTATATTTAGAGCTTAATTCTGGTAAGAGTAGTTTTAGTAAAATCTTAATAGCAGCCAAAATCAATGATCTTAAAGCATAATAAGGAAGATAATCGAAAAGTTCGAAGATTAAGTTTCCTTTAAGAATCACTTTAAGTGTTTTGATAATTGAATCTTTATTGATTTTGAAATAAGTTTTTGTAATTCTACCACTGCCATGATCATAAAAATAAAATTTCTTTACTTTCATTTCATCAAATTTAAGTTGAACTGTTTTAATAAATTCAGTGAAATCAGGTTCTTCTTCA